ACGCTGATGGTGTAAGTAAAGAGATTAAATTTCAAATCAATGGAACTGAAGTTGCTAAGATTAACGCCTCTGGGTGGGTAGATGCAGGTGGTCCTTCATTAGGGACGGGAGCAGTTATCAGAACTAACGGTCAAACAATTAGTGAAAATATAACGATTCCATCAACGACAAACGGTATGTCAATCGGGGCTATCACGGTTGCAGATGGATACACGGTAACGGTTAACGGACGATGGGTGGTAATCTAATATGGCTTCTAATATAACAGTAGACACCCTGACGAAGGGCGCAACAACTTTAAACACTGATGAAATTGTAGATAAGAACAGCAAACAGGCTTGTAAGGCTTGGGTGAATTTTGACGGTACAACCAATACTGCTGGGAATTGCACTATTAGAGGACAACATAACGTATCTAGCGTTGCTGACAATGGTTCAGGAGATTATACAATTAACTTCACTACTGCAATAACTGATGCTAATTACAGCGTTGTGGGTATGGCAACCGAATCTAGCACTTACGGTTATGTAGACATGTACTTAGACAGGGTCTTAACAGTAACAACAAGTTCTTGCAGAGTTCAATGCATCAATCACTCTAGCAGTTATACCGACCCAGATTACGCAATGATACAAGTATTCTCAAACTAATTAGGAACAATAAAATGACACAAAGAATTTTAACAACACAAGATAACGGTGCTACTATTGCTGTAATCTCCCCGTCACCTCAACACACAGCTGAGTTCTGCATTAAGGATGTGCCAGTGGGTGCTAAGTATTTAATTGTAGATACGGCTGAAGTGCCGTCTGACAGAACATTCCGAAACGCATGGGAAGAAACGGATGTATCTGGCTGGGCGGTGAAGAATGCCTAGCGCGGTAGTATCCGATAACTTTGAAACTAGCACGGGTGCTATCCCTAAGCTGGGTGGGGATAATAAAGCCACTTGTTCTGCATGGGTTAATTTCAATGGTACTGGTACTGTAGCTATAAGGGATAGTTTTAATGTATCTAGCATAACCGACAATGGTACTGGCGATTATACGGTTACTTTTACAAGTATTGTGACAGATAATAGTTCCATTGTAGCAGGTGCAGCTTATGACACTACTAATGATGTTGGTATGACGCAAGCTGTTATAAATGGTAGGACTGGTTCAGTTGTCTATTTAACTAGCAAAGGTTCTGCTAATAATACACTTTACGACTCTCTGCATCTCTCGGCACAAGTATTCTCATCATAGGAACAAATAAAATGATTACAATTAATCAAGCAAAAGCAACAGACATCACTAAGGATGCTATCAGGGCATACCGTCAGCCACTACTAGAAGCACTAGATGTAGATTACACTAGAGCAACAGAAGTTGGTGGTGATACGTCAGCTATCGTGGCTAGTAAACAAACGTTACGAGATATGCCAGCAACGGCTGATGGTAAGAATGTGGATGAGCTAAAGGCTATCGTTGAAGGACTTATCTGATGGCTAGTGAAATCAGAGGTGTAGATAATTTTGATAGTGCGGTGGTAAATCAGGGGTTAGGTATAGGGCAGACGTGGGTAGACTACTCTTCTACACGGGCGACAGGGACAACATATACTAACTCTGGGGATAGACCTATCCTTGTGGTTTTTACAGTACCCACATCTGTTGGCGTAAATTATGTTTATCTAGACGGCTTCGTGGATAGTACAAAAATAGCTGGTAATTGCGGCGTAAGCGATAGCAATGCAGGTTACAGCAAGCCTTGTGCATTGCAGTTACTTGTTCCAAGCGGGTCAACCTATAAGGTTGTCAAAGCAGGTGGCGGTACAGACTATTGCTACATACTAAGTTAAAGAGGATTTTATGAAACACTTTATTGACAAAAACACTAACGAGATATTTGCTTATGAAGCAGATGGTAGTCAGGATGATTATATAAAGCAAGGTTTAGTTGCCATTACTGATTCTGATTTAGCAACACTAAGGGGGCAGAAAGAACAAGACAGGCTTGATGCCCAAAACTATTCTGAGAAAAGAGCAGAAGCATACCCATCAATTGTTGACCAGCTAGATGACATCTACCATAATGGATTGGCTGGCTGGAAAGCTAACATTAAAACAATCAAAAATGAATATCCAAAAGGCTAATCAACTATGAATGAGCATGACTGCGCTGTGATGGATACAACAATCAAAGAGCATGGCAGGGACATCAAGTATTTCTATACTAAGTTTTCTAGGATGGATGATGACATCTCGGCAATCAAGGCAAGTATCAACCAAATCAAGTGGGTAGCAACTGGTGGACTTGCATTTTATGTAATAGAAAATATAGGATTATTGGAGGCATTAACCATATGATTTCATTTATAGCAAACGTAGCCCCTATTCTTTTAGGCTTCCTTATGAAGCTATCAGCGATTAAGTCACAACAGGCTTCAGACGCACATAGAATGATGTTAGAGGCGATGAAAGCTAAATCTGGTATCATGAGTAAGGCTAGGTCTCAATCTAACCGTGAGAGTCCTATGGCGGCTCTTAACAGACGTGTACTAATCTTTGTTATCTTAGGCTTGGTAGCACTCTACCCACTAGCAGGATTCTTTGGTGTAGATACTACTATCCCTATTGTTAAGGAAGGTTTCTCTTTCTTAGGTATCTTTAAGTTCAGTGATACGATAGAGATGGTTAAGGTAAAAGGTCTGTTTAAGTTTGATGAGATATTCTCTTGGTGTACTTTGATTGTAGAGTTCTACTTTGGTGCACAACTAGCAAAGAATCAGTAAAAAAATAAAACCCCTTGACAAACGTGTCAAAATGTGATATAATATATAGGAATTTAAGATGACTCACTTAGAAATAGTAAACAAACTACTAATTAGATTAAGAGAAAGAACAGTTGGTACTGTACTAGAAACAACATACTCTTCTCTTCTCTCTTATTTAGTTAATGATGCTAAGGAGTTAGTAGAAGCAACTTGGAGTTGGTCTGGTTTAAGAACTACTTTATCGGCTACTACTTCTGATGATATTTTTGCTTATGAGTTAAATGGTACTCAGAACAACCTAACAGTTCTGGATGTTCTCAACGATACTGATGACTTCTTTATGGAATACAAGACTGCTCATGAGTTTAATAAACTATTCTTAGCCACTACTCCAGAGAAAGGTTCTCCCGCATTTTATAGCTTCAATGGTATTTCCTCAGATGGGGATACTAAGGTAGATGTCTATCCCATTCCCGATGGTGCTTACGATTTGAGGTTTAATATCATACAAAGAAATCAAGAGTTAGTTGCAGATGCTGATAAGTTAGTTATCCCAGCTAAACCAGTAGAGCTATTAGCCTATGCTATGGCAATTGAAGAGCGTGGTGAAGATAGTGGAGTGGCTTCTAGTTCTGCTTACATGAAAGCTCAACAAGTATTAAATGATGCAGTAGCTTTAGACGCAGCTAAACACCCAGAAGAAACAGAGTGGTATTCAGTATGAGGGTAAGATAATTATGGCTAAACCTTTACAACCGATGACATTAGAAGCACCTGGCTTTCTTGGGTTAAACACTCAGGACTCAGGTGTTACATTACAAGAAGGGTTCGCCTTACAAGCTACTAACTGCCTTATAGATAAGTATGGTAGACTAGGCTCTCGTAAGGGTTGGGTCTATCGTACAAGTAAAAAAGATACAGTAGCTGATGACAACGTAGATGTGGACCTTCAAGGGCTTCATAACTTCATTGACCTTACAGGTACAAACACTTACTTATCTTGGAATACACAAGATTTCTTTAAGGGTTATGATGACCTAACAACTCTTACACCTACCACAACGGATACTATTTCGGAGGGGGGTTGGCAAGCAGCTACTCTCAATGACCGTACATATTTCTTTCAACGTGATTATAAACCGTTATATTATACCAATGAATCAACACCTGATGAGTTTAAATCTATTGATAACCATGCTGGGTATACAGGTACAGCACCTCAAGCGAACACTGTACTCTCTGCTTATGGAAGATTATGGGCTGCTGATACATCAACTAATAAGACTACTGTCTACTTCTCCGACTTATTGGATGGGTCTAAGTGGAGCACTGGTAGTGCTGGCTCTCTTAACATAGCAGGTACGTTTAGTACCAACAGTGATACTATTGTAGGCTTAGGTGCTCATAACGGTAGACTGATTATATTCTGCTCTAACTCAATAATTATATATGGGGATAATGATGGGTTTCAATCTTCAGTAGATGTCACTACTCTTACCTTAATAGATTCTATTCAAGGGATAGGTTGTATCTCTAGGGATTCCATACAGTCTACTGGTGAGGATATATTATTTTTAAGTTCTACTGGTGTCAGAAGTTTAGGAAGAACAATTCAAGAGAAGTCTCAACCTCTTAGAGATATATCTAGGAATGTAAGGGATGACTTATCTTCTTTGGTAGCTGATACTACAGACCTCCAAGAGATTAAAGCAGTATACTCACCAACCTCAGCTTTCTACTTACTCTCTTTCCCTAGTGCAAAAACTGTATATTGTTTTAATACAAAGGCAGTGCTT